GTATGTAATAGGCGGAGGCATAGGAACGGCGACTCCTGGTACAGGTGTTGCCTTCGGAGGTGGTGGGACCTCCGGTGGCAGTACAACCTGGTACAAACTTAGCATACAAATCCCCATCTGGAAAAACTGTGGGCGCTGCAGCCTCACAGTAGGTAGCAGAGAAAACAAGGTCAGGAAGGGGAGTGTCCTGAGCTCCCTTTTGATAAACCATTTTAGCAGCATCCAAATACATCTCATCTAAAGTGCGCGTAACATCAAAAGAGGGAACATCAGTCTTCCAGACCTTATCTCCAATACCATTTAAACCACGATGGAGCCTAGCAGAGGCATCCAACGTGGAACCAATACCGATGCAACTATAATTGCACCCCCAAAATCGCTTGTTAGTGGACTTTAAAGAATCTGCCCACCAGCGCTGAGCTCCCTCCGAAACAATGGAAACCATTAGAAACACTCGAGGGTTTTTCGATATTTTTGAAACCTCATTCTTAACCGAGGCGGCATTGGGATCACAACAAAACAAAGTACATAAATCAAGAGGATCAAATCGATCGACATCGACATATCTCCACAGCGTTAAACGCAGAGATCAAACTGTACAATAAGGGAAAATTATCACAAATAAAATCATATTTACAATTATAACGCAACAACCACGGATAACCCGGATTAGCCTTCAAATTCATTCTAGCACAGTAAGAGGCCACTTGCGGCACCGTGGGTAAATACGAAAAATCTTCACAATACGAAGGAACAGTCTGGGAAAGAATAACAGACTGGGCACGAATTAAATAAGACAAGGATTCGTCAGTCTCATGCTGACGTTGGTTGGACATTAGATTCACGAAAGCCTGCTTAGTAACCTCAAGAGTCCTATCTTTCTTGTGGTAATTTGCCAACTCAGGCACCTCCTCACAACACTCGTCCCAGTCAAGGGGAAAGAAAAACTCCGAATGCTGAGGACGATAGCCTCGGGTGACACCAACACGAAAAACTTGATCAGAAACATCTTTGGGTTTACGGCTATAATCCGGCATATCCCATCCAAAGGATGATATAGCATCTCGGATGAGGGATGCCATCACCGAAAATTTTCCTCGCTGATCCCCAGGTTTTGGATCTCTGCCCGCAATTTGGCTATGGTGGCCATGTTGCGATCGATCTCTTCCTGGGCTCGGCGAATCTGCCGCGAGTTTCTTTCCTTAATGGCAAGGGCTCGCTTGCGTGATTCATTGATCTTGACAAGAGCTGCAACTTGCTTCTTCAACAGCATGTTGCCGTGTGTGATGGGAGGATACTTATTCTGCTCCTCCTCGGTCAATGTGATCACGCGGTCCAACCGATTGCCCGCTGCTTCGAGCTCAGCTTTTTGTGCCATCAGCTGGGCCCGAAGATCAGCGTGGGGATCCTTCTTTGCTACAATTGGATGCTTCAGCCTTTCAGCCGCTCGCGCAGCTGCAATTTGGGCTTGCAGCTTCTCCATTTGGCGTTCCATCTCATCAAGAGCGGGTGCTAAACCCGGGGTGGAAGTTGCACCAGGAAAAGGGGCCACCTCAGCAGCTTTCGAGGCATCGAGTTCAAATGGATTAACATCATCAAACTTTGCCAACTCCTCCCTTTCTTGCAATTCTTCATCATCGGGGTCTCCTTGCCCCGCTCCTGTTTTGAGCATGGCTGGGTAATAGGCCCAACGACGATACTCAGCCGACACTTTCCCAAATGCAGCTCTGCTATTATCGTTGTGGGTATACCCTTCGAGATCGGCGTCGTCGTAGTCGTACTCGTCAGGGGCCTCAGCCTCAAAGTCCCTTTCATCCGAAAACTCATCTGCCTCTCTCTGGGCACGACGATCATCTCGCCGCCCATCATCAGACTCCTCTCGGTCATATTGTGACACAAGAGAGACCTGATCCTCTGAGTCCATGTGCTCATAAGCAACATTAAACTCATGCATGTAGCGCCTGACGCGAGGGTCTTTCCAGTTCCAGGCTTCACCATAGAGAGTCTCAAAGGACCTCTTCGCGCTATCATACATCTCTTTGTTGTAGCCACCCTTCTTCTTCTTTTTCTTACACTCCTCATAAGGCTGAAGGGCTTTACCCATAGCAGCAGTGATGGCAAAAATGGGAGCAGCCATATCAAATGCCTGGCTAAAGAAGGCATAACGCTCGCCCTCAATCTCCCTGTAACCAACAAAGGTGCCAACAACCTCTCGTTTAGCTGTCAGCAATGGAGTTCCTGATTGTCCAGGCACACCCCATTTGGTCTTTATGGCCACCAGTCCTGTTCCCCAAGGGATAACCCCATCGGCAGACAACTGGTGCAATCGCCACTCAAAATCGTTATCATTCTCCCAAACGAAAAGACCACCTGCGAAATCGATGAAATGCTTCTTCATTATTTGAAGGCGGCATCGATCGAGGTCACTACAAGGAACCTCCAATACCGCATAATCGAGGGACACAGAATACTCGAGCAAAATCCCTGTCGTAAAGAGGTTATTAACCTTGGAATCAGTCATTCCAGCAGGGAAAAACTCAAGAATCATCTGGACAGGGACCAAAGGATCCCTAACACTGTCCATAGCCATAACCTCAACAGCATGATAGGGCATAACGACCCGGTCCGAGGCGGAGCGCCAACACCACGCCTCAGCCAACGAGCTAAAAACACGCACGGCCGGAACAAGATCCCCAGCCTGTAAAATAGGCGACTGGAGACCCACGGCCTGACATGGAGCATCATTGGTAGTGTCCACCGACACCGAATCATCATCCTTTCGATCATCACCGAAACAAGCCAGAAGGATGGTGCGTTCCTTCAAACAGTCGTCAAGGGGATCAAGGTGCAAATCAGCCGCCTTGAGCTCGACAACCTTGTTCATCAACGGTGTCTCACACCTTCGTTGATTCGAACAAAACTTCAC